CGGGAGCGGGTTTTAAATTTACAGGACTTCCGCCAGTACATTGTATGATTGATGCTATGCAACTTGTTGCCCATAGAGATATCTGGGAAGAAATGGGATACTGGTATAACAAAGAAACAACTAGCGACGGTATAATATACGAAGAGATGTGTAAGAGATACCCTTACGTTCACATAGACGAAATACTGGCAGAAAATTATTAATGAATATTGCATTGATTGTTCCCGTTCTGAACAGGTTTGATCTTTTTGCACAATTGATCAAATCTGTCGATGTTCCAGTCTTTCCAATAGTGATAGACAACTGGAATGAAAATCTTGGTGTAGCCGCTGCATGGAACTTAGGAGTGAGCATTGCCATGAAAGAGGGATACCGCTATGCTTTGATAGCGAATGATGATTCTTATTACATGCCAAGAACCATTGAAAAGATTTACATGGCAATGCGAGACACAGAAGCCGTTCTGGTATCTCCCAATCCCAATCATCAATTTGCTCCCGGTGGATTGATTGAGGGCGCAGACTTTTTCAACTTCATCATAGATGTACCCCAATTGCTTGACAGTTGCGGCACATTTGACGAAAATTTTCAACCAGCCTACTTTGAGGACAATGACATGCATTACAGAATAAGATTGTCTGGTGCAAGGTCATACATTCATACCGAAGCCATAGCGCATCATTATGGATCACAGACTCAGTATGCTGATAGAAACAATCCAGTTTGCCCGCCGCATCAGTTTGAGAACAACAGAAGATATTACACTGAGAAGTGGGGCGGTCAGCCGGGACAAGAAGTATGCTTAACTCCATATGGGAGTCCGAACCACACGATAAAAGATTGGGACAGAAGATGAGATTGTACAAGAAAGAAGAACAACTGTGTTTCGATGACATACTGCTAGTTCCACAATCATCCGATGTGATGAGCAGGAAAGATGTCAATCTGACTATGAGCATTGGTCATGGAGAGAGAAAGATAGAGTTGTACCTTCCCATTATTGCTGCTCCAATGGATACTGTGTGTGAGTCTAATATGGCTCTGGAGATTGCATCTCATGGAGGACTAGGTATAATTCATAGGTATATGGACCCTGAGGAGCAGAAGCATGAAGTATTTTCGGTTTCAAAGCGCGGATATCTTGTGGGGGCCGCTGTCGGAAGTTCTTGCAATAATACCTCCAGTCTACGACAAGTTGAATCGCTTGTACGTTCGGGTGCGAAAGTTATTCTAGTTGACACCGCCAATGGTCACAACGTACTTGCTGCACAAACGGTGCGTGAGATTAGATTGGCATTTCCCAATGTTCATATCATGGCTGGCAACGTCTCAACATGGGACGGATTCCTAGCCCTGTCTTTGGCGGGAGCAGATTCCATTCGTGTGGGAATTGGCGGCGGTGCTTGTTGCACGACAAGGGTCGTGACGGGACATGGCATGCCTACCTTGGCATCCATTATGGATATTTATGACATGCAAGATAGATTGGAACTACCAACTTCGATTGTCGCTGATGGTGGAATCAGAAATTCAGGAGACATGGTTAAAGCCTTTGCTGCCGGTGCCGATGCTGTGATGATTGGATCATTGTTGGCTGGTCATGAGCAGTCTCCCGGTAAAGTGGTTACATTAGGTAATAAAAAATATAAAAGGTTGCGCGGTATGGCTTCTGAGGAGGCACAGTCTGAGTGGCGCAAAAGCGTGTCTGTTGTTGAAGGTGCATCTGTTGATGTTGAATATCGTGGAGATGTATCAAGAACTCTGGATGCATTGCGCGGCGGAATAACAAGTGGCTGCTCCTATTCTGGTGTAAGTAAATTGGAAGACTTGCAATTCGTATCTCAGTACGCATTAGTTTCTTCATTGTCAATGAATGAGAGTGGTCCGCATGCCACTAAGAAGTGAAGGTGAGATTAAGATGCCAGTCGTTCCCAACAACAATACTGAGGGTGAGATAAAGAAAGTTTGTGATGAACTATCAGACATGCTGATCCTGAAGAATCGTGCCTATGGAAACTCAGCATTAGACCCAGTTAGGATATTCTCCAGTTCTGACAATGTTGAGCAGTTGAAGGTTCGTATTGATGACAAGTTGAGCCGGTTTGCCAGAGGCAACGAGTTTCCCGGTGATAACGATATTGACGACTTACTTGGCTATCTGGTATTATTGAAGGTAGCAAGACGCGAAAATTGGAGGCACTGATGCCAACTTATACATTCGCCTGCACCGCATGCGATAGCGAGTTTGACAAGAATGTCCGCTATGAGGATATTGAGAATGTTGTCTGTGAATCTTGCGGATATCGAACCAAAAGACTTTATAATTTCAAGGGGCTTACATGGGCACCCACTGCTGGAGGATATCGGTGAACAAGAGGAACAAGTCCAAAGCGGTCACAAATCCTTACTTTCACGATGATCACATAATTTGTTATTACGATCTGGACTTTGGCAGAGATGTAATCAAGCCGGGGGACAAGATTAGGTTCAAGAACGTTCGTGGATATTTCGTATTCCAGAAATGGGTTCACAACGCTACCTTGGACAAGACATGGATTGATTGCATGGACCCGAAAACATTTGAGTACAAGTCTTTTTACATGGACAAACTCAAGGGTGTGCATCGTGCCAAGAAGAGCATAAGGAAGAAACTTGTCTGAACTAGAGATTGCTGACAGATTTGACAATATGAATCGTGTCGTTGAGGAATTGCTGAAAGGCAGAAATCCCAAAGACATTGCGACAGAACTCAGCATGTCCCGCGCCTTGGTGCTTGAACTCATAGATGAGTGGAAGTCAATCGTTCATAATGATGGTGGCATTCAGGCTCGCGCCCGCGAGGCTCTGGCCGGTGCCGATCAACATTATGCGATGATTATTGCCCGCGCATGGGAGACTGTTGAGCAGGCTGACACTAATAATCAGTTGACTGTGAAGACAAATGCTCTCAAACTTGTTGCTGATACTGAGCAGAAACGTCTAGACATGCTGAACAAGGCGGGAGTTCTGGAGAATTCAGAACTTGCTGAGCAACTTCTTGAGACTGAGAGAAAGCAGAACATCCTTGTTGGCATTCTGCGAGATGTCACAGCATCATGCGATAAGTGCAAGTTTGAGGTTGCCAGCAGACTGTCTGAGGCAACGGGTAAGATGGAAGCAGTTAACGTAGACTGATGTTTGAGGATTTCCTTGGGGCACTTGATGCCAATGAATTTGAGACGATCCCCGTCTCCATTGAAGAGTTTGTGACTTCCAAGGACTATCTCTATCTACCGCCATTGTCAGATCATCAATATACTATGATCAGGGCTTCTACTCAGATTTATAAGAAGGAGACTCTGATTCGTCTGCATGGCGATGAAGAGGGGCTGAAGAGATGGAAGCAAACTTGTAATGAAGTTATCTTTCAACTGGGCAAGGGGTCGGGTAAGGACTATGTTTCAACCATCGCCTGTTCATATGTTGTTTACCTTTTGCTATGCTTGAAAGACCCGGCGAGATATTATGGCAAGCCGCCCGGTGACGCTATTGACATCATCAACATTGCCATCAACGCCGTTCAGGCCAACAGGGTTTTCTTCAAGGGTTTCACCACTAGGATTGAAAGAGCGCCGTGGTTTCAGGGTCGCTACAACATGAAGGCAAACAGTGTTGAGTTTGACAAAGCCATCACCGTACACTCAGGTCACTCCCAACGCGAGTCGTGGGAGGGATATAATGTTCTCATCGTATTCCTAGACGAGATTTCAGGTTTTGACATTGAATCAACCAGTGGCAACGAGCAGGCCAAAACCGCTGGTGCCATCTATCGAATGTATCGTGCATCTGTTGATTCACGATTTCCTGACTATGGAAAAGTAATTCTTCTTTCATTTCCCCGATATAAGAATGACTTCATCCAGCAAAGATACAATGACGTTGTGAGCGAGAAGGAAACGGTTGTCAGGACTCACACTTTCAAGGTTGACCCCGATCTTCCTGATGACATAGAGGAAAACAAATTCACGATTGATTGGGAAGAGGATCATATTCTATCCTATAACGTTCCCAGAGTATTCGCTCTCAAGAGGCCGACATGGGAAATCAACCCTACTCGTAGCATAGATGATTTTACTGTGGCCTTCTTCACCGATCCTGTGGACGCTCTGGCACGTTTTGCCTGCATGCCTCCCGATGCTCAGGATGCTTTTTTCAAATCGCGGGAGAAGGTGGAGAGAGCCTTCAATAGACTTAATATTGCCTTGGACAGTGACAACAGGTTTGAGGATTGGTTCCAGCCTGAGGATGAGAAACTTTATTTCATCCATGTTGACTTGGCGCAGAAGCATGATCATTGTGCTGTTGCCATGGCACACATTGACAAATGGGTGAACATCAAGGTGGGCAATCAGATGAAGGAGGCGGCTCCTTCAATAGTTGTTGATGCTGTAAGATGGTGGACGCCTACGAGTACGCAGAGCGTTGACTTCACAGAAGTCAAGGATTATATAATCTCTCTCAAACACAGAGGATTCAATATTCGCAGGGTGACCTTTGACCGTTGGAACTCGCATGACATGATGCAGCAGTTGAACGCTTACGGCATGAATGCTGAGATTCTTTCTGTTGCCAAGAAACATTATGAGGACATGGCGCTGGGGGTTATGGAGGAAAGAATCTCTGGTCCTCATATTGACCTATTAATAGAGGAACTGCTACAATTGAGAATAATCAAGGACAAGGTTGATCACCCTCGCAAGGGTTCCAAGGACTTGGCCGATGCTGTGTGTGGCGCAATTTATGATGCGATTGCTCTGACTCCAGCAGACTTGAATCAAGAAGTTTATATTCACACTTATGATTATGATGATGAGCGGGAAGAGATGGAAGCCCTTGCCAAGAAAGGGCGCAATACGATAGAGTTGCCTAATAAGAGAGAGATGCCAGATTATCTTCGTGACTTCATGGGCATGAATGACGATGATGATGGTGGCACTAGGTTCGTAGATAATTTCACAATTTTATAAGCAAGCGGCGGTATCCTAGCCCGGTTTTGGAAGCGGTCTTATAAGCCGTGTATCGTGGGTTCAAATCCCACCCGCCGTACTGGACTACAGGCATAATCTTAGGATGGTATAGTTACAGTACCTGTCGCTAGAGTTTGCGGTGAGATACGGAAGTTCCTTCCCATTTCGTGCAAAAGAATTTGGCGCATGCCTGTAGTCCTTTTATTTGATAAAATGTGTATGAGGAATCATGACAATGCTGACAAAGAAAGAAAAGATTGAGTTACTGCATCGCAAGTATGGATATGATTGTTTCATCTGTGGTAGTCCATTCGGCAATGAGAAACCTACGATTGAGCATTGGATTCCCCGCGCGGCGGGAGGATCAGATGATATCTCCAATCTCAGATTAACTCACAAGTCTTGCAATGTCATGAAGAGTGATACGATGCCCAATCCTGATGGCACTATCACATTGCGTCCTAAGAAGATTCCATATTATAAGCGTCGTAGTGATCGTAGGGAGATTCTTGACAAATTCTGCTATGAGTGTGAGGATGGCAGAAAATTGTATAAGGGTGAGACTTGTATGACATGTGGCTCACCTCCCGGCCCCCTAGAAAATCCTAGGTATCTTAAGCGTAAATCTCCCGAATGTGATCATAATGTGCATTGGTGTTGGGCATGTAGTATAGGAATTGTCGAAAAAAAGTCGGCGGCTCAGAATTTGATCACAGGCTGATAAAATATATATATGGATGAGTATCAAGTTCGCATGTCAGCCCATCAAGAGGGCGAGAAAGTCGTCATCAAAGTAATCCTTGATGATGCTGAGATGATAATGAAGTACAAGAACAAGGACAGCATATCGGTTATCGCTGGGAACCTTGACAGGATTCTTGAATACATGTGGACGGACTATCTGGTTCGTAAAGAATTCAGCGAGCAGATTGAGAATGAACTAGACGATTGGTTGAGAGATGGAAATTGATGAACTTGACTACTATGAAAGTCTTCAGCAGTCTTGGCAGGAGGGCTTTGACGACGCTTGCATGTATTATGATAGAACCATTAATGAGATGCATAGAACCCTCCACCCAGATCAATCACTCTCGTACACGAAGTGCTTTGAAAGTCCATGCAAAGACCTCTGAATGATGTTATACTGATATAAAGGGGGAAAGCCAATGGCTCTCACACATCAAACCATAACTCTGTATGCCAGTGCTACGCAGCAGATAAGTCCTGTTGAAGTCCCGCCATATTGCGAGGGTGTCTCAGTGTCAGTTCAGAATCTCAACGGATCAAACTATGTCTACATCGGAAACTCTGGTACAAGTTCTGTGTCCTACGGATTCAGGTTGTCGCCGGGTCAGGCTTGGACAGCAGACATAGACCCATCAGACGCATTATTCGTGGCAACGAGTGACACATCTTCTCAGATTGCTATCACAAGGATATTCTGGCAATGAGCAGAATCGGCTTCACAGATGTTGTTCAGAAGGCTTATGGATCATTCTATGACACAACAACGCAACACGCCACATCTGCAAATACTGCTTATCCAATAACATTGAACAACACAGACCTGTCCAGCGGGATTACGCTAAATGGAAGTTCTATCACATTCACGCAGGGCGGGGTATACAATGTTCAATGGTCCGCTCAGACTGGTGATACCGGAACGGCCAACTACAAGTTCTGGCTGAAAAAAAACGGGCAGAATATGTTTGGAACAACGGGTACGATATCCGTAACCAATCAGAATAATTATGCACTACCAGCATGGAATTACTTTGTGAATTTAAATGCGAATGATGTTCTGCAATTCTATTGGCAGAGTGATAGTAATAGTGCTTCATTGGTCTATGCCGCTTCCGCCGGAAATTATCCTTCTTGTTTCTCAATGATTGTTACTGCTGTTCAATTATGACTCATGATATAATTTAATGAGATTGAGAAAATTGGAGTCATCTTGACATTCGCATCAGGATCAATATCTTCTATAACAACCGCTTCCGCAAATGGCACCGGCCACTTGGCGGATCATAACAATATAAAATCAGTGTTAAGCGCACATGATGGCATTCTGTCAACGTCTGCATCTATCGCCGCCGCTATAGACAATGAGACTGGTTCTGGTAGTTTAGTTTTCAACACCAACCCCACCTTTCAAGGTCTTGTCTCTGGCTCAACAATGTCATTGACATCAGGCGCGAGCGTAGGCGGCGATTTGACAGTTAGCGGAAGCATAGTGGCTGGCGGAAGTGCTTTTTATCTCAGTGCGAGCAATATTATAGTTGATGATCCGCTGCTCTACATAGCAAACAACAATCCATCAAACATAAATGATATTGGGGTCGTTGGACATTTCACTTCAGGAAACTATCAACACACCGGAATCGTTCGTGATGCCACAGATAATATCTGGAAATTGTTCTCTAATGTCATTCCAGAACCAACTACAACATTAGATTTCGCAAGTGCCACATATGACACGTTGCAGTTGGGCGGGCTGATAGTAAATTCAAGTTCCACCACCACAACAGCATCAATCACATCAGCAGGGGCGGGGACATTTGCTTCATTAACCGCTACGGGAAATTCTACTTTTGGTAATTTAGCCACTAATACCATATACAATCAAGGATTCACGGGTCCGAATCTGAATTTTGGATCGTCTTCAATTACTTTAAGAACACAAAATTCTGGGACTAACAAAGGATTAATTATTCAAAGTGGTTCCACAACTCAGACTGCTAATCTTCAGGAATGGCAGAACAGCGCAGGAACAATTTTAGGATCAGTCGGAGCATCCGGTTTATTCGTATTAACATCAGCATCCTTGGCTGCCGGAACTGCTACGATTCCAGCCTTGAGACTCACATCTGGGGTAACGCTGACAACTCCAGTGGCGGGCGCGGTAGAGTATGATGGAACGACTGCCTATTTTACTACTAATACTTCAGCCTCATCAAGGGGAGTCATTCCCACTTTATTGATAAGAGTGGCATCTGCCTCGTTGGCATTGGTAAACAATACTGTTGCACAACCAGTATTTTCTTCAAGCGGTACGATTAATTTGGCTGCTAACACTGCTTATGAATTTGAAATGCAAATTATTCAATCGGGTTCTGCGGCAGCAACTTCAAATACCGCATCCTTCTTGTTCGGTGGAACGGCAAGCAATGGAGTAATCGCATACACGGCTATCTCTGGAACCAATGCCATCGGTGCAGCAAGCACAACATTCTCCAATGTACTGACTGCGACAGCAATATCTATTGCATCGACTTCTCAAACCAGAACATTTTTAATTAAAGGTATTTTAAGAAATCCAATAGCAGGAACATTTATTCCTCAAATTCAATTTAGTGCTTCTCCAGCAAACAATCCGTATACCGCTGCTGGGTCTTATATGAAATTTATTCCAATTGGTGCTAGTGCAACTAATGGTACTGGCGGCTGGCAGTAAAATAGTATCCTATAGTACAATTAATTGAATCATTCTCCGATGGTGTAATGGTAGCACAAATGACTTTGGATCATTTAGTCTTAGTTCGAATCTAGGTCGGAGAGCATGTCAAAAAATAAAGATGATAATTCATGGAAGTATGGCGGCATTAAGAAGCGTGACTACAATCAGAGTCATGATGGCCCTGAGGAAATTCCGCACAAGAAAAAGAAGAAGAAGATTAATCGTTCAAAGTGCGAGCATGACTATCAGGTTTTGAGAGAATATGTCTGGCCTTCATGGCATAGGCTCAAGGATGCCGTCTATACAGACTTTGCCTGCTCAAAATGCGGAAAGAAAAAGATGGAAGGGCCTGTCTATAGATAGGCATATGCGTCTGTGGTGTAGGGGTAACACGACATCCTTCCAAGTTGTAATCGCCAGTTCGAATCTGGTCAGACGCTCTTAAATCGAAAGTGATATACTGATATTATGCCATATGAGATAAGACATAACATTGAGGGTTGCAGCGGTTACGCTGTTGTGCTGAAGGATTCTGGGAAGATTGTCACATGTCATCCTGACAAGACTTCAGCGCTCAAGCATCTCGCCGCCCTTGAGATTAATGTGGAGGAAGCCAAGATGGAGAAGGCTGAGGGTCATACACCAAATGATGGTATGGTTTCAGCAGCAAAGCGCGCCCTTAAATGGAAAGAAGAAGGGCATGCTGGTGGAACCAGCATTGGTCTGGGCCGCGCTCATCAAATTGTGAACCGCGAGAGTCTTAGTGATTCCACTGTGAAAAGAATGTATTCTTTCTTCAGCCGTCATGAGGTTGACAAGAAGGCCAAAGGCTTCTCCTCAGGAGAGGAAGGCTTCCCCAGTCCCGGCAGAGTTGCGTGGGATTTGTGGGGCGGTGACTCAGGGTACTCTTGGTCTAGGGACAAGGTGGCCGGTATGGAGAAACTTTTCATGCATGGTGGAAGCACAGAGTTCAAGGTTGAGTACAATGTTGGAGATTGTCAGGGCGGCTGGGCGGTATTGAAAGATGGCACTGGACAAGTTGTAGGATGTTACAAGACTGAGAATGAAGCCATCGATCACATGGAAGAACTGACAACTGAGATGACTGACATTCTTGGTGATGAGGTTAGGACTTCCAAGTCTCCGAATGAATATTCTGAGAAAGCATATGGCGCTACAAGTTTCTGGGATGGAGTTTTCTTTCCGGCTCAGAAGGGTGTCATGGGAATTGACAATGATACCAATAAAGAGAACGCTAGATTTGTTTCAACATATAACACGCCGCCACAGAAGGACGGCACAGAAAGTACCGGCTACGGAAATAGTAGCGGCGGTACAAATCCAAGATAACAGGAGAAGTAATGGCAGTATTTGACAGACTTTTTGATCTGTTCAAGCCCGTCGTTTCGAAAGAAACGGACACTTGTGCGTCAGGATATCCTGACTGGAAGCCAAGTGAAACTTGGACACCAAAATTTGATGACAATGGAGCAGAACCGGAGGCTTACGATGGCGACTAAGACTCCCACATATGGCCAGATCAAGCAAGCATTCATCGATCATGGCGTTAATTTCAAAGAGGTTAAGGGTTGTACGACAATTGGTCGTCCATGGGATTCAAATAATCCATTGGTGGGACATGTTCATCACCACACAAGCACGCCAAGTGCTACGGATTCCAATCCCAATCCCGCCCCCACGCTTGAATGGTTGATGACAGCATTCTCAAAACCAGCAGCAAACTGCCTCGTTGGTCGTGATGGTGTGGTTTACATCTGCTCATGGGGTTCTTGCTTCCACTCAGGTCTTGGCGGGCCTTGGAAATCGCGCGGCCTTTCAGGAGGAAATACAGGTCACTACCGACTCTGGGGAACAGAGATTGATGATCCCGGCAATGGGAAAACAATAAATGCCAAGCAGATTGAAGCAGTTGGTAGAATGGACGCGGCCTTCATGAAACTTTGTGGCTGGGATGAGTATGCTCTGATCAATCACGCTGACTGGACGGATGCTGGGCAATGGCTGAAGAATCCTCAGGGTCAGGCTGATGGTCCTGCTGGACGTTACGAGGGTCGCAAGAATGACACTCTTCGTCAATACTATCCAGCATCATTCTGGAGAACTAATGCCAAGAAGTATGTTGTTGGTCCTACGCCTCCCGCTCCAACACCCACTCCTCTGAAGAAGGTGTGGCTTGTGTCTGTGCAGCCGGGAAAGCGTAACCAACAGGTTTGGACTGTGCAGAATGCTCTTAAGCAAGAGGGTCTGTATTCTGGAACTCCAACTGGGTATTTTGACGCTGCTACAAAGGCTGCTTATGCTAAATGGCAAAATCGTCTAGGATACACTGGAACAGATGCAAACGGCGTTCCCGGTATTCAATCATTGACAAATCTGGGCGATAAGTATAAATTCGTTGTAGCCACCGCATGATATAATTATTTTAAGCATGGGGGGTCGAATGATCTTCGGCCCCCCTATTAAATTTAAAGAGGAATTATTATGGCATTGGTAGAAGAACTCAAGACATTGCAGGCAAACGCATTTGCCATGTACTCACAGGCACATGGATATCACTGGAATGTTGAGGGTATGCTGTTCAAGGAACTGCACGCATTCTTCCTTGAGATTTATGATGACGTGTATGATTCAATTGATCCAATTTCAGAGAATATTCGCAAACTTGGTTCCAAGGCACCATTTGGTGTGTATCAGTGGGCTTCAAACGCAACCGTAAAGATCAACGATGATTCCAATATATCCCCCGTTGACATGTTGAAGGAACTGACATTGACAAATGCTCTGATGGTTGAGCAGTTGAAGAGAATTTTTGTTGTTGCTGATCAGGAAAATGAGCAGGCCATAGCGAATTTTATCGCTGACAGGCTTGACAAGCATCAGTTCTGGCACTGGCAATTGACATCTACGCTGAAAGTAACAACGGTATAACCTTGACCGGATAGCCTATATTTGGTAGAATTGATTGTATGGTTATCCTAAAAAGGATTGCTCCCGTGGTTGCGCTTCTTGCCATGTTTTTTATGGCACAGCCACCAGCCGCCCAGAGCATGATCCTGAAAAATAACTCTGCAACACAAACAACACAACAAATAAAAATTGCAAAATGCAACAACAAGATCGTAAAATGGATGTACACCGCAGGTTTCCGTGGACAATCTTTGAGAATCGGTTATGCGATTATCATGAGAGAATCCGGTGGAAATCCGAAAAACATCACATACAACGATTGGGGGTTGTGGCAAATTAATCGCCCGACCCACCCACAATATTCAGGTTCTGCCCTACTTGATCCTATTAGAAGTTCAAGGATCGCATATAAGATGACTAAGGGCGGGAAGTATTGGATTCCTTGGGGTATCGGAATGACACGTTCCGGCAAGCCATATATGGATGCCAGAGACTACGATGGAATTTGGAATCAGTGGAAGAAAGATAACTGGATTTGGATTCCGTTTAGTAGATATTACAGATCGTATCCATGCTGAATATACATAATCGGGCCATAGCGGCCCATACGACTGATATTAAATAGCAGTCGGCCTCCTTGGTATAATGGATATTACGGCGCTCTCATAAGGCGCAGAAGATGGTTCAATTCCGTCAGGAGGTACGCCGGATTAACTCAGGGGTCAGAGTTCTCGCCTTGTAAGCGAGCAGTCGTCAGTTCGAATCTGACATCCGGCTCTGAGGAAACGTGGCCGAGTGGTTTAAGGCGAGGGATTGCTAATCCCTTGTACATTTATAATGTACCGGAGGTTCGAATCCTCTCGTTTCCGCCCACAGGTAGTGAAACGGTAATCACGCAATTCTGATAAAATTGTATTGGAGGTTCGATTCCTCCCTTGTGGACTCTAGAAAGGTCTATTAATGAAAATAGGAATGCTTTCCTCAGACTGGGGCGATTACCAAATTTCCAGTCCCGGTGGCTGTACATGGATTAGAATGTTTGGCCCCGCAGCAGAATTGAACAATCTAGGAATTGAAACTGTAATTGGTGAAGTGGGTTGGCGGGACGACGAGGGCTTTGTCGCTGTTTCAACTCAAGACAGATTGATGATGAAGAATCGTGGACCGATCAAGAATCCTAGTAATTACTCTGGCGGTCTTGATGTTGTCATATTCAAACTATGGATGTGGCATGAGGCTAATGAGTATATTGAACGTGCCCAGCAAATGGGGCAGACAATAATCATTGACATTGATGACTGGTTCCACGGTCTGCCGACCACGAACATCGCTTTCCAGACAACACATCCTGATCGTGATGCGACTTGGAATCGAAATCATATGTTGAACACATACAGGAATGTCAATGGTCTGATAACCAGTACAGAATTCTTGCAGGATTATTATTCCAAGTTTAATGAAAATGCTTATCAAGTTCATAATTCATTAAAGCCAAGTTATTTTATCAAGCGTATTGATGCTGCTGGAGCAAAGCCGACAATTGGATGGGTTGGAATCATGATCTGGCGATCCGGCGACATTGAAGAATTACGCGGTTGGCTGGGTCCATTCCTAGATGAGTATGATCTAAGATTTCATCATGCTGGCATAAACTTTGAAGACCCGAAAGAGTTTGCCAAGATTGCCAACATTGATCCTGAAAGATTGACAGGAACTCCCGGCGCTAGCCCACAATACTATGGGAATATCCTGCTTCCAATGGATATAGGAATTGTTCCGTTGAACAAGTTGCCATTTAACGAGGCAAAGAGCAGCCTGAAGGGCTTGGAGTATGCCATGTCTGGCATTCCATTCGTTGCCTATGGCTCCAACGAGTACAAGAAGTTGGAAGCAGAAGGTGCTGGAAACACTGCGGTCAAGCCACGCCAATGGATCAAGCACATGGAAAAGTTAATTGATCCCGCAGAGAGAAGGCGGCAGGCTGATCGTGGCTATGAATTAGTCATTGACAAGTATAATATTGAGAATGTAGTCTATAAGTGGATTGATGCGATAGAGCGTATTCATCAGGCTAACCCTAGGAGAAAAGATGGATAGCGGAAAGTTCTGGTATTACGTCGGCGCTGCCGTAGGAACAATAATTCGTTTCGTAATCATTGCAATATGCATTTATGGCTTTGTAACTCAGATTTGGAATCGTGAGATTCCATACATTCCGATAATGCTGTTCCTTATCTATCAGATTTGGTCTAAGACTTATGTGGTTTATGAGGCTGTTGTATTCTTGGCAAGGAATCCCCCCAAGGAGACTCTGAGTCCTTCAGAGATTGAGAGGCTTGTGGCATTGATTAATTTCAAGAATTTGCATGGTGGCGGGCCGAATTAATGACTTGCATTGTGGCGATAGTGGACAGGCATAGAAGGATTACGATGGGAGCAGATTCATCTGCTGTGGATGAGACTATCCATACCCCCCACCTTGACCCTAAGGTATTTGTCAAGGGTGAGGGTGAGATAGCGATCGGATATTGTCATAGTTTTAGAATGGGTCAGATTATAGAATTCTGGTTTACCCCGCCGCCTCTTCCTGAGGGTTCAGAGAATATGATGCGTTACATGGTGACAGAATTCATTCCTGAATTGAAATCTGTTTTGTCAGATCATGACTATCCAAACAACGAAGAGGACAAGACAGAATGGTCTTTGATTGTTGGAGTTCGTGGGCATATATTCACCATTGAGTCTGACTGGCATGTTGGCTATGATGATCTTCCGTATGCGTCTATCGGTGCTGGTTCTTCCTATGCATTGGGAGCGATGTATACCGCCCAAGATACTACCGACATAGTGGCCAAGAAAGCGCTGGAGGCGGCAGAAAAATTCTGCCCCTATGTCCTAGGACCATTTCATTTCATAGAGGTTTAGATGAACTTGCTGGACTTTGAACCCAATTCGGACTTGCCACAGTTTGATCTTTCTGGGATAATTATGCATGAGTGCATCTGTGGTTCAGACATGTGGCGGGTCGTAGTATCCTTTGAGGACTATGAAATTTCTTCTTACATGCTGGATATGGAATGCTTTCATTGTGGGACTAGGGCCAAGGCTCCGACTCCCATAGATAATCCAGATTATGAGGGATAGTTATGTATGATGGGATAGCCAAGAAGTTTCATGAGAAGTTCATCGGCGGTGAACTGAATTCTCAGACCATGGAAATAGCACACCAATATGTCAAATTTATCATTGATGCATATGAGGATGCGTGGAATGATTATGCCAAAACTTACGAGAACGAGGAATTTGATGAATCGGACGAAAGCGATTGAACACATGGCCAAGGCCATGATTAAGTATGATCAGAATGCTATCAGCAAGACGTGGAAAGATTTGGCAACAATTTCTCTAGAAGCACTTGAAGAATATATGGGTACTACGAGATACTGGATGTCAGCAGAGTTCGAACGTGACAGCGTGTTGCGTGAGATAGAGGCCACTATAGATAGGATTCGTAATGCAGACATTTCTCTCTGAGTATACATTCGCTGAGTCAGCCGCCGTGCTGGATCAGAAGCGGCTTGTCAAGCAGTTGCTGGAAGGCCGTCAGATCATGCAGGCGCTCTCAGGAAATTCCAAGGGCTGGCGTAATCACCCAGCAACTCGCATGTGGCAGGGGCACGCTGGTGCCCTCTACTTCTACCTAATGTGCATGCGTAATGAGATGGATAAGCGTGGCTACAAGTGGGAGAACAACTGGCATGAGATTGAACTCATGCGCCATACCTACTTTCAGGATGAGGATTCATATCCTGATTGGATGACTACCGGCGAGTTTGCCCAAGTTGTCACCACTCACCGTGCCAATCTGCATCTCAAGGCTCCTGATCTTTATCCCCAGTATGCTCTTGAGACAATCAATTATCGTAATGATGTATGCTGTGAGCGTTGTAATTATCATTGGCCTACGCATGTAAAGGATGCGGCATGAGTGAGTTTTATCCAGAGGAATTTTATGCAGATGAAGTTTGGTCAGATTGGGAGGGATGGGATGAGGAAGAAGAGAGAGCGTAAGGATTATTTCCTTGGCCCCTTGCATGTAATTGTTCGTAATCACAGCGAGAGTTCGCAGTATGGTTTTCTAACTTGGTCTATTAATCGTAAGCACACAGTTGATGTTTGGTTTGCACAGACATTGATTACTATCAGAAGGAATTCGATATGAACCACGACCCGCTATGCTGGACATACATTAAAGGTCTTCCAGACCTGACAAATCCATGTGATGCATGCGCTAAGATTGCTATGATTCGCGCCGATGAAAAGGCTAAATGGGTGATTAGACCAGAATGTGATTTCAGTCCTGATGGCAGGCATGGGGACTTCCGCTTTGGACCGGAAAAAGATTTATGCGGATATTGTTCAGAAGACGTTTCTCGTTTATTTGAAATGGGGCAGTAATGAATAATCCATTGGATGATGCAATCAATAGTGGTGCTGGACATAGTGTTCCCCGTGTTCGGTCATTACCGAACACCGAACAAGACTCGCTTAAGCACGATAAGTTTTGTCCAATTAGTGATCCTTCTGCGGGTGTTCCATATTGTGGTTGTGCCCACGTTGAAATGATTCGTCGTGACGAGCGGGAAAGAATTGAGAATGAACGCTCACCAATTTGGTCGGAGGCAATGGATGCCGACTAGCACCTGTGTGAGCAAGACTCATCAGGAATATTGGTGTCTAGGATATTATTATACGTCTCACAACAAGTTCACCGCCGAAAAATGGTGTGACCCATGTCGTGAGCGGTTCAAGGACGATATTGATTCAGGAAGGATTACGACTGGTGTCAGAAAAAGTCGTACAAAGAAAGCATAATTGTGCTTTCTGCAAAGTAGCCATTGACAGTGGCGAGAAAATCGGCGGCAGGGTACAATCGAAACCATCGGACATTTGGGTGGATCGTTACATCTGTGTGTCCTGCTATAAAATATTGTGGGACAAGATAGACTATGAGAAGGGTTATCTATGAGTAAGCCACTGTGGTGGAAGAATTCGGTCAAGTTGATTAAGAAGTTTACCTCTGAGGATAGTTGGGCAGAGTTTCATATCAACGAAGAACTAAAGAATGTGGTATTTGTGTACTATGTCAACATTGAGGGGGAAAGGTTTGAGTGCGAGCAGAGGGTAACGTTTGACTCTCTTGAATCAAATCTTCAGGATCAGGTGTTTGACATGCTGCATGAGTCTTTCAGGTATTCGATTGAACGTTACATAGAGACGGTGCATCTATGATTGACGTTATCAGTTTGAATGATGTTTATTATGTCAACATTGATGATTTCATAAATCATCTGAATATCTGTGCTGAGTCTGTGATTGCGTTCACGGCTGACTCCGCGCCGGTAGGCGCAAAGATGGTCACCGATACTTTGTACACAACCATTGAAACTCTAGAAGGATTTAAAGAGGATGTTCGTGTAGTATGAGCGATGACTACTATTACTACAAGGAACGGTGCCGGGAGTTGGAGAATGAACTCTCCACCGCCCAAAAAACTATTGCCAATTTACAGCGAAAGTTATATGATGTTCAGAGTGCAGTAAGAGGTAGGACAGTTTCAAATGCCTCCGATGTTCTGTCATTGATAGCGTGGACCGTCTACGATTGGAAGGATTGACATGGAGAAGTATGTGATGGAGCATACTGATATCACTCTAGTTGTTCATGAGTCAGATAGTTGTATGGGGGAGCATTGCACTGTCCACAATAAGTCTGATCATTCTATGAGAGGCTTTCCGCAGCATTGGCGTGAGGATCGTGGAATCATGGAGCGCATTTGTTCACATGGCATTGGTCATCCTGACCCTGATTCTACTTGGCCCGCCCATTATGCTGAATGGGTGCATGGTTGCGACGGATGTTGCGCGGGTTCGTATGATGCACAATGATCAGATTGAGAATCATCTACGATCTTCTTACAGAGCATTGGCAAAATGCTTGATAGAATTTCGTGAGCATGGTATAAATGATGAGGTAGCACAAGAACTCATGGACCTTGAGTTTCAGACTTGGGCCATGCTAGACCGTATACAGAGAAATAGGAGAGTTTGATGAGATTGCACACTACAGCCGTTCCGGCCACAAAGTACCTACCTGAGCGTATTCATGTCAAGGTAACTGATAACAACAATGTGCCAAATAATGTCAAGGATCGCACCTATCAAGTTGCTGAGTACAGCGATGTTGAGCATGATTGGGTTGCGGCACGCTTCCTGAATGATGTTGTTGGCAAGGGTCATGCACATCTGAATAGGATTGGCACGACACTTACTGAGCGAGGATATGTATATGAGGTTGTGGAAAGTGTTTGAGATAGAGGAACTTGTCAGTTATCTTGAAGATGTAATGATTGCCATTCAGGTGGCTCAGAAATCTGCTGACCATGGTGATATCACCAATGCCATTTACAACATTGATCATGCTGAGATTAACATGCAGCGTGCAAGAAATCTTGCTATTAATATTCAGCACGGCCCGCGCCGCGTAGCCGTGCGTGGAGAATATGATGAAATCCCGTAGGCTTAGAAAGCCACGGGAGAAAAGACTTCCCGTAATAATCTATACAGATAATTGCAAGCCTGCTACTATTAAGAAAATAAAGCAATTGTGGGTATCCACCACTGCATGGCCCTGCCTAGTTGTAGGGCCGGGGGTTACAGTATCCCACCCCGATTATTCAACGCATGACTACATTATTAAGGAGAACAATGGGTGACCTTGAGTTCAGTGACCTCTACCTCTCTGCCAATGAGTATCTTGACATCATTGCTAAGGTAGCGCAGGATTCAGAATTCTTTGACAACATGGATGACAAGACGTGGCATCCTGAGGATTTGTACTACAACATGTCTACAATTACTGAGACTGTTGGTCAGGCTATCAAGCATTACATGACATTCGTTAACAGTCGCAGGCTGGCAAATATTCGCGGGACAAGGGCGGAAGCCATTCAGAAGAACATTCAAGATATAATGAATGAGTATCAGGCTGCCAATCCTGAGCGTACTCAGGTATTTGGCGGAACAGTTCCAAGTAGCGCATTCGGAGATAAAGTCTGATGAGAGTAGCATTCTGGGATGATCGCAAGCCGTTTACCTATATTAGCACCACACCCGGCCCTACAGATGTGGTATATGACATTCCGCACAAAATAGTGGAGCAATATGTCAAGTGTATGGATGAGTTCCTAAAGGTTCAAAGTCTGATTCATATGTTTATTCGTGAACAGGATTTGCGGGATGATGGTGAAGATTTTTCTGTATCTCATAAAGTAATGAAGTTCAAGGACTGACGTGGAAGTTGATAGAGTTTATGACCCATTCTCGCAAGAGAGTAGAGTTTATCTCTGCATGACGGAGGATGAGTTGAGAACTCTCAGATTTGACATCGCAGTAGCATTGGCTTATATGCATGAGTTGGATGGAAACACTCTTGACGCAATGAATAGATTCCTGTATGATACTGATGATGTCTAGCCGCCGTAGTTCAGGGGACAGAACGCGAAACTTCTAATTTCGATGTCGCTGGTTCGAATCCAGCCGGTGGTACGGCCCCATCATCTAGAGGCCAAGGATGCAGGACTTTCATTCCTGTCGCACGGGTTCGAATCCCGTTGGGGCTACAAAATTAAACATGGTGTCATAGGCCGAAAAGCGAGGCGTATGTTTGTGGAACATATTGTAGCGGGAGCATTACCCGTATGACACCCCAAGCCTCGTTAACTCAGTTGGTCAGAGTAGCGGACTCTTAATCCGCGAGTCGTTGGTTCGAATCCAACACGGGGCACATGAAGATAACAGAATTGGTCAGAGGACCAATGGTTAGATTGATGAATCATAAGAAAGATGTACAACTTTATGTACAAGCAGAGTACGGGCCGGATGATATTGTTTTCATCACCGTCATCCAGCCTAACGGTACAGCATCGATCTTTGAGTGCAAGATGCGGCTGATAAATCAATATTCAACCATAGACAAGTAACCAATATTCCGGTATGATTGTACTATAACTGTTCATCCACCCCATTGGAGGAAGATATGACTATGACAGAATCAAAGACTAATGTTCTTAAGGTGGCTGATCGTTGTGACCGCTGCCAAGCGCAGGCTTTCGTGCTTGTGAATTTCATGGAGGGTGAACTTTACTTCTGTGGCCACCACTTTGCCAAGCATGAATTGATGCTGCGTGAGAAGGGCTATGAGATTATTGATGAGCGTTTCAAGATCAACGAGAAGGGTGGGTCTTCGGCATGAACGAGGAAGAAGAGATTCATAGTCTGATCGATGATTTGGTTGCGATGGGTGCATTGATTCGTCAGCCTGATCCGGTCGGTGGAGAAGTTATGTACAATGTCAATTCTGAAAGAATGGTAGAGGTAATGCCTTCATTATACGATTTGTTCATGGAAGAGATTGAGCAGACAATGCTTAGCCTGTACGAACAGGGTCTTGTGAAGATTGAGTATGATGAGAATCTTAAGGCATTGTATTCCCTGACCGAAGAGGGACATCGGGTAGTTGAGAGCATAATAATCACAACCCCCGACTTTGATGTATAATGGAATTGACAATGACTGACAATCGTAATGTTATTGACTTCTACAAAGGATGGGAAACAGATGCAATCAAAGCCGACCTTGATAGAAACCGTCTTCCCTTCATTGCCGCCTTTGAGCATGTCAACGGTGATTTCAATAAGGCTACCGGGATTCGCAACACCAATGGATTTCTGGGCCGGGAGGTTTGGATCGTAGGTGAGCGCGCGAAGCGCTATGACAAGCGCGGCACAGTCGGCACACACCATTATGAACACGTCAAGTACGCGGATTCGTGGCTTTCCGTTTTTAGAGGCATTGATGATTTTCCTGATTATCGTGTTGTCGCAGTTGATAATGTTAGTGGTGCGTGCGACATTAGAGAGTATAATTGGAGTCCGAAAACCATCATGATGTTTGGCGAGGAGCAGCGCGGATTATCAGAAGAGGCTTTTTTGTTTGCCGATGACATTGTTTATATTCCCATGCGTGGATCAGTTCGCAGTTTCAATGTAGGAACGTCCAGCGGAATCGCAATGTATGATTATTTTACAAAAACGGGGATGAATGACCCCATTGACCTGTGACTATCAAGATTGTCTGAGACAGGCAATCGTAAAGTATCCATTTTATGATTGTTTAAGAATCTCTTGTGCTGACCATATCCCACAGATTGTCAGGGAGACTGGCGGTTACGATTGGTTGAATTGCAATCAATAAGGTATAATGAATCTAGGTATATTACCGAGAAAGAAGGTGAATCAAATAAATGGATAACAACCAACAATCAGCAAGCCAGCCATCTGGCAAGCCTACAGTGGAAAACGCAACTCTTGGACACACAGAAGTTTCTCAGCCAGTCACCAACCTTGGCGTTAACGAGCCAAAGACTATGAGCGGAAACAGTGTTCAAAGTCCTTTGAGTGGTTCAGATGTCTCCATGACAACTGGACAGCCTTACGGTGGTCCTATTGCCTCAACAGAGGTAGAGCCTAACGTTCGCAGGGAAGCAGGCCCATACTAAAATGCCTGAAAATCAAGGACGACTATCACCATTTAGTTCGTCAAGCGGACAACATGATGAGGCCAATGACAATCATGTTGAATATTATGTTCGCCCGAGCGGAGGTGAAGACAAGATGTTAGATGTTAACTCTTCAGAGACAGTTGATCGTGGCTATGATCACTCAAGTTCAACAGAACCAGACCCTACTGGTACTATTGCCATGCAGAAAGAAGCCACATATACCAAGCCAGCCGAACTTGATGGCGTTGGAAAGTACAGCACAACAGCAAATTCAACTGTTGATGCTCCAGAATCTGGACAAACCACAGAGCCTTCAAGCGTACACAAAGCAGCATGCTGCGATGATTGTGGCGCTGAATGTGGTGGTGACTGCTGCCAAAAATGTTCTAAGATGGCGAAGGCTGCTGGTTGCTCTTGCACATGCGAGAACTGCCAGAAGTGCGCCATGATGAAGGCTGTTGGTTGCAATTGCTGCTCAGATTGTGGCGCTAACTGCAACGGAGATTGCTGCGATAAGTGCAGCATGACTTCCAAGGCAGAGGAAGCGGAAGACTTGGAGAAGGCTGCTAAGCCTGAGGATAAGGAAGAAGAGGAAGAGCCAGCAGATGATGTTGAAGAACTTGAGAAGGTTGCTCCGGTGGAAACCAAGCAATCTATCTGGGGTAACGCTTTTGCTCCCGGCATTCCAACCGCCGCCATGAGAACAGTATTTAGACAAGAGTAATAAAACTAGTAATGCATGGATGGGCGGGTCGAAATGACTCGCCTGTTCCATTTTAGGAGATATCATGAGAATTCTAATTGTTGGTAGTAAGAACTGGACTAATTATAACGAGTTCATGCGTAATGTGACTGTGGCCATTGAGGATGCTTCTATCTTTAATCCAGAAGACAATAAGATTGTCTTTGTTCACACAGGTTCTCAGGGTGCTGAGAATATGACTACTGAATATGTTGGAAAGATTGAGAAGTTCATGAAACAGAAGGGCTACTCCGTAAAGGAGGAGTTGTTCAAGAAGAAGTACAGCGGAAATAGCGTTGACAGAATCACCGCTGACTATGATATGATTACTTCCGGCATTGATTCGGCGCTCGTATTTATCAGGGCATCTGATCGCCGCGCCGAGTATTGTGTGAGGCTGCTCAAGGAGCATGCTATTCCAGTCAAAGTTATTAAGGAGAACTAATGTCACCCAAAGGAACTGGTCAGCGGTAGACTGACCAACAAAGATCGACGCTATTTGAAGTTGGCCCAGAACGTTGCCATGTCTTCATCTGAGCGTATGAAGCATGGCGCTGTCATCGTAAAGGGTGGCAGGGTCATGAGTGTTGGAATTAATAAGTTTCGCAATCATCCATTGATCATTCAGCCTGAGATTATAAAGACTGTGTGTTCTGTTCATGCTGAGATGGATGCGTTGCGTAAGATCAGGGACGCACGCGGTGCCACAATTTATGTGGCCCGCGTAAACAACGGGGGAAACACAAGATTGTCTCGTCCATGCAACTATTGTTATAAGGCAATTCGTGAGGCGGGAATCAATAAGATCGTCTATACCGATTGACGAGAACCATTGCTGAATGTTACAATTAGTATACCTACTACATAAGGATATAAATGCCTACTTACGCTGAATTGAACTACGATCAGGCTCACGCTTTTGTTGACGGAAACGTTGACAAGGGTTTCTACTGGGATGGTTGGGATATCATCAAGTGGACCCCCAACCCCAACGGTTTCTCCCAGAAGAATGGGATGTACCGTAACAAGCAGTGGGGCTTCTCCGTGAGAATCCCCCTGACCGATCAAGGTACTTGGAAGGTTCTCTCCAAATATGTCTGACATATTGAGAGAGATGGGTCTGGAAGAGGATACTCTGAAGTGGTATCACTTGGCCGCTTGCAAGAACATGGATGTAAATTATTTCTATGACACCTATGAGTTTGATCATGAGACTGCCAGACAGATAGATCAAATGTGCTTTCACTGCCCTGTCGTAAAGTTTTGTTATGATGAGGGTGTCTCAAACAAGGAGAAGGGTGTCTGGGGCGGGGTGTATTTGAACCTTGGTAGGGTTGACAATGATATGAACAAGCACAAGAGTGCTGATGACTGGAAGGTTCTGAAGAAGATTCATGGCAAAAATTCGGTATGACATAGACATGGCTAAGGCTGTGCGTCGGATAAAGAAGCCCGTCAGGGGGCTTGTGATGGACATTCGTGGCCTTCCAGAATTTCTGTGTGTCTCTGTCTATGAGGAGAATATTATGGAGTACAGCGACTCGCAGCGGGAGGCAATCATGGAATATCTTATCATGGTCAGAGAAGTCATTCGTTCTTATGGCGTTCCATGTGAGATTCAAGGATTTAAGTACAACAAGGACCGGAGGTTCTGATGGATTGCTACTCATGCGGAAAGCAGAAAGCCAATCTTCACGCAAAGAAATCGGATATAATGAATGGTGTGACAGTATTGATGTGTCAGTCTTGCATCGATTCTGGCTATGAGCCTCGTTGGATTGTGGTTCTGGGGGGTAGACAGAATGGTCCCGCTTCCGTCAAGGATTATGTGGCCAAGCGCAAGTACCTAGGCACAGAGATTATGGCTCACGAATTGATATCTTAGGAATGATTATGAATGGACTTAAGCACTGGAGAGGTAACAGCAATAGTAGGTGTCGCATCGGTTATTGTTGGAACAATTGGCGGTAGGTACTTGGATCGGATAACTAAGAAGGACGAGTTAACCAATGAAGAGATACTTGCCCTGAGGGAAGACATGGATGATGCTGATGAGTCCTTGGATGATTGGAAGTTGAAATATTTCGATCTTCGGGAGAAGAATCTTGAACTTCAATCACATATAGATAAACTAGAAATAGAAATAACAAAATTAAAATTGCACCAGTAACTTTTATAGGAGAGACATGTCATCTGTACCGATTAGTCAGGATGATCTTGAGTTCATAATTGCTGAGGTCGCCCGCGATCTGATGGAGAAGTGGGCGATTGAGTCCGCGATAGAGGAAGACAAGTTGCCCGAATACGCTCATATGGCCGCTGATGTGACCACATTTGTTGTGGAGCATTATATGGGTCATCTTAATTCTCTGATGGCCTACAAGGCGTTAGCGGCGGGTACGGAGTAGTCTCCTTCCCAGTGGTAGAATAGTATTGGACAGTTGAACTCTGACTGTCCAATTCTGCCTGTCATGGGCGAAAATGGGTGATCAAAGTTAGAGAAAAATTCCGAAAAATCAATCACAAGGCTGAAGAGTTGGCTGACCTTGCAACTGAATGGTTCGGAACACCCTTGTTTCTGTTGTTGAACATTCTGTTCTGGACGTTCTGGATCGTGAAGCATTGGAACATTGATGAGTTCACGCTCATAGTGTCTTTGCAAGCAATTCTTATGAGCATCCTGATCCTCAACGCTGCCAATAGGCAGCAGCGCAAGGAGCGTGAGATTGCTGCACAGGATCGTGAACGTGATGAGATAGTGCAGGATCATGTTGAGGACATTCATGATGATGTTGAGCGTATCAAGAATATGCTTGACGAGATTGTGGATGAGATGGATGGATAGGGAGGGCGGGGGACAGGGAAGATACATACTCTCCCTCATAAACTCCCTAGACAACAAGAACACAATAATAGTAGACCTCTTGGTAGAGATAACCAGACTGAGAAAACTGCTCAAGGACAATGGAATCAACCCCGAGAAGTCGAAATAACCAGCAAAAAATGCAGATGAAAATGCATAATATACATCCATTTGCATAATATGCAGGTTTTTATGCTATAAAACGCATATTTTACTCCATCGTAA